TAACGCATAGCATCTATTGCGTGGTTATAAGCATCAATAGGTTTATTTAGTTTGTTTCCTTGTTTGTCAACCATCCAAATATAGTTTTGAAGTTCATTGATTAAGTTCTTACTTCTTGAAGTTACATAAACCTTATTCTGATTAATTAAATTTAAACCATATACAATACTATCTCTGCCTTTTGTAACAGGTAAAACATTATGTCCGTAACTATTTAATTCGGCTATTGATTTTGGTTCAGCACTATCGGCATAAACAATATCTTTTACTGCGTTTGTTTTAAGCAAGTCGCTAATATCAGAATTTAATAAACCTTTCTGATAAATCAATTCATCAAATATATAAGCATCATTATATTTATACATAGCTATTAAAGAAGTAGGGTCATTGCTGTAACCCCAATCCATTCCGTAACATAATAGTCTTGCTTCAGTTGGTAATTGTATTTCTTGCCAATCAGGAATACAAACTCCTTCTAATGAACCTGTTTGCCCAAGTCCGTAAACCTGCCACCAATTCTCCCAATAAGATGAAGTCTTTGCTTTTTCTCTTGCTGATTCTATTTCTTTTACTATTGTATCAGATAACGCTTCATTATCTAAATAAGTTAAAGTTATAAAATCAACATCGTCTTGAGTTAACAATTCCCTATCAACCCAAAATAAACTTGAAGGGTTATAATCTAACCATATTTCACCTGAAGTACGAATAGCTAATTGGTAGTAAGAATCAAAGTCAACATTGTTACACTCATTAACATATAAAACATTACGTCTTGCTCCACGTAATTTATCAGGTTGGTCTACACTAAAAAACTCAATATAACTTCCGTTAACAAAAGTATATTTAAGTGTACTCTTATTAAATTGGTTATCATTATACCTACCAAGTGCCATCATTATTTTTAAGAAGTCTTTTAATGCACCCCTGCGTAAATGTGGTATTGATTCTGATACTACGCTAATTTCTAAATCAGGTGTCTTAATCGCTCTATCTATTAGTATAGGTAAAATAGAAAATGTTTTAGAAGCAGAAGTTCCACCTCTAACAACCTTTATACGCTTTTTAAGACGCAATAACTTCTTTAAAGCAGTAGTTACTATAAATTCCATTATCGTTCTTTAAATGTCGTCTAAATCGCTTATATCAAATATAGGCTGTTCACTAATTAAAGTAACGTCTTTTGTTTCACGTGGTTTACCTGCATAGTAATTATAAAATAGTTGTGTGAATTTAAAATCACCACGCTCTAATCCTTTCTCTAATGCAGCAAATGCTAATGGCTCTAATGGAGTTAACTTCTCAATCAATGCTACTTCAGTAGCTTTACTTGGTCTACCTGCACCTTCTCTAATACCACCTCTTTTATTTTCCATTTGAAATAATTTGTTTATTCAATTTAAAAATAATAGGTTTTGTTTATTGTTAAACTACTTCCCAATAGTAATCACATTGTTCATCTTCGATAGGTGCTTCAGTAAAATACGTTTGGTATTTACTTGGTTCAGCTTTATATCTATAACAGGTTGATTTTAATTCACAACCTTGTCCGTTACACATTGTTATATCAGGCATCTTATTTTTTTTTAAATATTTTGTAAGCAGTATCTATATGATTTCACTTTAATGCAATTCCTTGTAATCTTGCAACTGTACCGCATCCTTTGTAGATTAAATCTTCAACTTCATCTTCGCTATAAATTTTCTTGTCTTTTTGTTGTTGTACATCTTCTAACAATCTATTCTTATTAGTTTCTGTTGATAATAAGTGTTTTGTTTCATCTTGTTTATGTTCTTGTTTTGCTCTCATAAAGTCATCGTATTCTCTTGTACTCATACCTCTTGGGTCATTAATATCATAAAAATCAGAAGCTTTTACATCACTGTTTAATCTACCATACTTTGTTTTCATATCTTATTTGTTTTTAAATTGTTTAAATAAAGCAATTGCATACATTCTTGAAGCATTATCAAAAATCAAATCGCTTTTTTCTGCTCTTTGTTTATACCCTTCAATAAAAAACTCCATTGCTTCCTCCTCACTATAACCTTGTTGTTGCTTTTCCATTTCTTTAGCTTCTTGCAATAACCAAGATTTGCAATTATCGTATTGTTTTTTATTTATATAATTACAAACTAACATTTGTTCTACCAACCACTCTACTGCTGTTTTTTCCATATCTTATTTGGTATTAAATTTATCTTTTAGTATTTTCTTATAAAGTGTATTTACTGATTCTTTATTGCAACCTCTTTTATAATAGAAGTTCATTACTCTTTGTATTCTTTGTAAGTTACTCATATTTCTTATAGTATTTTGCTTTCTCGTTAATGTTTAAAAATGCTTCAAATTTTTCTTTTATATCTTCGTGTTCTAATAAAGGTATCAACCTGTTTACGTTTTGATTAGTATGCTGCTTTTTTAATTGTTCTATTTGTTTTTTAAGTTCTGCTATTTCAATGTCTTTTAATTGATTTGTAAGCTGTAATGATTCAACTACTAAATCAGGTTTGTTTCCTATTATAGTATTTTCTAATTCTTGTATCTTTGGATTATAGTGTTTAACAGTTTCATATATTTTTAAATGGTGTATTATAGTTGCGTGGTTTAAGTTTAACTCTTTTCCTATTTGTGTTAAAGAATAACCTTTTTGTCTAAATAAAAAAGACGCTAATGTTTTCATTTCTACTTGTTCACGCTTTCTACTTTTTAAGGTTACATCTATTCCTGTTTCTTGTTTTATTTTTTCTATTATCATAACTTTTCTATTTCTTGTTTAACTTCTTGCCAATAGTATTCCTCTTCTTCATAGCAATTTAAAATAACCATTTCAACTGCTATTAATGCACATTTTTTAGCTTCTAAATTATTATATTCTTTGTATAAAATATTATCATACTTATCAAATAATTCTTGTGCTTCTTCTTTTGGTGTCATAGTTCATCAAATGTTAATTCTACATTGTTTTCTAAATGCTCATTCACTACTGCGGTTAATGTAAGGAACGAACTTACTTCTATTGCTAAATGTATTCCGGCACAAATTTCAAACTGCTCACGCTCTTCATAGTCTTTTAAAATAAGTCGCATACCTTCTAACGATTCACCTTGTGCAATATCGTATAGAGTCATAGCAAACGATTCGTCTTTAGTTACTATTTCCATTTTACTTATAGTTTTTTATTTCTTCTCTTACTGATAATAAAAATGAACTTCTGCAACCCTCGTTTATACCTGCTGATTCCCAAATAGTAATCATAATTGATTCCATATAATCAAGGTTAATTAAAGCACATTGTTTAGCATTTCTTATTGCCCATTGTTTGTTTGCACAATCTTCTTGCAAGTCATTCCAATTAACATATGGTAAAAACTTGTCTATTAATTCTTTTGCGAATTGGTGCGGTGTTCTTGCTTTCATTATAATACTCCTCTTAATACATATTGGTCTAAATCTATACCTTCTGTTTGAAAAAAGTATTTGTAGTTACTAACACCTTGCTCAAACTTTTGTCTGCCTTTCTCGTAAAATTCATCACTACATTCAAAGATAGCAATATCTAAACTGCCTTTGTCAATAGCTATAAATATAAAGTTATCTACTCCAAACATTTCACGATATAACCACGCTTGTAAATCATAAGAATATTTATCTGCTGAATATCTAAAATCTTTTATACCTGTTGTAGTTTTTAAATCTATAATAGTATTTCCTTTTATTATATCTGCTTTTGCTCTTATTGGTATTCCATCAATCATTGCTATTTGTGGTACTTCATATTCTGCTTTTGTTAAGTATTCTTTTACTGCTTCGTTTCTTAATAAAGCATCGCATAAACGTTCAGCAGCTTTCTTCTCGTTTTTAGTATAAACTTCTTTACCTGTTTCTTTTGCGAGTTTATATTCCTTTGAGGCTTTTGTTGCAGCATCTACAAATATCATATCGTTTAACTTCTCGGGTTCTAATATCATTGTGTGAAATAGTTTGCCATCACGCAAGGCTTGAGTTTCACCGCTTCCGTATTTAGTTGTAAAGTAGTAAGTCTTTGGTGAGTTTACTAATGTTTTAATAGTAGAACTACTTAAAGCGTTTTGCCCTAAATAACCATAATAAAAACTATCATCTTGCATATTAGCTAACAGTTCTTCTTTGCTCCATTGTTTGTTGTCAAATGTTGTTATCATATCTTATTTTTTAAAATCCATTAAATTGTTTAAATTGTTCATTGTTTCTTCTTCTTTTAATACTTCTCTAATTTGGTCAAAGTATAATTCTGATTCGTTCCATTCTTTTAGCAGTAGCTTTTTAATATCACGCAATTTGTTTTTCATATATGCGTTGTCTAAATCTTTGCTTAATTGAATAAGGTTGTCTAATTCGTTTATGATTTCTGTTTTCATTATGCAAATAGGTTATCGGTCATTTCTTCTTTTAATTCTATCTCATCATCTTGGCTCATTATAGGAAGTATATTTACTCCGTTAAAGTAAACTGCTTCAATAATAATTTCAGGGTGGTATTCTTTATCACCATCGTCATAGGTATTGTATTCAACTTCTACTTGTTCTTGTCTGTACTTAAATGTTCTCATAATTGTTTTGTTTTAATTGTTTGATACAGCAAATATAATAAATATTTTTTACTTATTAACATTTTAACAAAACTTTAACAAAAAAAAGGTAGCTGTTAAACTACCTGTATCTTTCTTTTATCATTCCTTCCCTTGTCCTTTCAATAAAACCTTCCTTTGTTATTGGGTAACCCTGATAAACTTCTTGTAAATTACATTGTATTGATTCTCCATCTACAATAGATTTTAAAACATATCTTATATGCTTTACTCCATCTACATTTATAATGAAGTGCTCAAAACTTGTTATTTCTATTTTTGCTTCTTTATTCATTATTTATAAATATTTGAATACTATTTTTTTTTAATTTATTATTTAAAATAATTTTAATGCCATCAAACCTTACATTTTCTTGAATCTCTTTTAAATTAAAAACATCTAATAAATATTGAAAATACAAATCTTTTGACAAATGTATATTATAATCGTTTATATTATTTATATTTTTGGTTAAGTTTGTTAGCCTACTTACTATTTGTTGTTCTCTATCCATTGTTCTTGCAGTTTTTCGTGGTGTTCTATTTCACGCATTAAATAATTCAAGGCTTTACGCAAGTCATCAAGTTCATTATCTTTTTTACCTGCTCTTGCTAAATACTTTACTATATTTCCACGATTAAAATTCATATCGTACATTTTACAAAAGTCTATTACATCAACTCTTGATTCTGTCATATAGTGCATTGGTGTTATTTTACTCATAATCCTTTTTCTTTTTTAAATTGTATCAATAATTCGTTTGTTGTTTTCCAAGTTTTATTATAAAACCACCAACCATCTTTATCTCCATTTGTTTCACATTCTGAAGCCAAAAATAAAGCAAACTCAATAGCGTAATCATCTGCTATTTTAATTTCTCCATTTGTAAGCATTTTATTTTTTAAAAACTTTTCTTTTAGTGTCATTAGTCTATTTTTAAAAATTCTGTTTCAGCATATTCTTTAAACCATTCTTTGTTATCGTTGTATTTTTCAATAACAGCGTTAATCATAATTAACTCATCAATACTTGACGTTGTTAATTTAGTAACCAAACTTTCTATCTTGTTTAAAATGTTTGTAGTCATTTCAGGGTCGGTTTTATAAACACTCGTATATTCTTTAAATACCACGCTTTCTAAATCCTTGTTAAGTAAGTTTATCCTGTGCTTTAGTTGTTGTCTGTATTGTGTTGTAAATCGTAAATTTTCGTTACATTCCAACAATAGTTGTGAAAGGATTACTTGTTTTAAATATTCTAATTGTATTGTGTTCATCTAACTTCTATTAAATTTATTAATAATGTATTTATTTTGTCTATTACTTTTTGTTTGTCTTGTAGTTTATTGTTCTCGTAATATATTAAAAAATGCGGAACTTTAAACTCATCTTTGTATTTTTGCCTTTGCAGTTCGTGGTTTAATTTAGCTTGATTCTGATATGGTGTATTCATATACTGATATGTTATTGGTTTAATTTGCAAACCTAAAAATAACTTTCCGTGGCTGTATGCTTCCCAATCAGTAAAATAGTTTTCATCTAAATTATAGTTTGCCTTTCTAAATTCAATGTTTGGAAATTCTTGTTTAAGTTCGTTAATTAAATCTATTTCGTTTAGCATACCATTCCAAGTTTGACCAAGAACCCTGAACTTTGTATATTCAAAACAGGTATCTTCATCTAATTTAGTTATTTCCATAATCTTATCGGAAACTTCTTTTAGTATATCAACACCCATTACTGACCTATAAAATAAAAACCAACCTTTTGGGGTTAAAGTTTGTTCAGAGTTATAATAGTCATCAAAGATTTTAGCACACTTTCCAACTTCAGAACTTCTAAACAACCACGAAATCTTTCTGTCTTTGTTTAATAAGCTGAACTTTGCTTTGTCAAATGTTACTTCAAACCTGTTTTGGTTGTTTACTTTCATTTTTAAAATGTATGTGGTATCCGTTAATTCTTTTATCAGTAACAGTTTTTACTGTGGTTACTTTTAAATATTCTATTTTGTGTTTCTCAAATAAAAGTCTAACATCTTCAACAAACTTATGCTCTTTGAGTGTCATAAACTTGTTTAAGTTCGTTTATTTTATCTCTCCAACAAGAACCACAATTTGAAGGCTGTATGTTTTCATTAAATACATTCTTATAAATTTCAGTAACTCTATTTTGCTGCTTCGGTGTTAACTGATTATTAGTAGTTGAGAAAAAATTAGTTAACCATTCGTTATCTACATCGTTTATACACTCTGTTTTTTTGTAAGGAAATATTTTATTTAGTAAGTCTTTACGTTTACCACACCCACAATCAATTCCTGTTGCTTCAGATACTGCTTCAACTACTGCTTTAATTCCTGTGGCTTTAGTTATTTTTTCAACTGTATCTCCTAATCCTTTTGATTTTTTTTGTCTGCCCATTTTTTTTAAGTTTTAAATTAATTCAATATCTATTTTACTTATAACATCAAATTTAATAAATTCATATTTTTTTATTATACCATTTGAATATAATAGTTCATAATAAAGTTTTCCTGATTCTCTATCTTCTATTAGTTTTGCTTTTTTTAAATAAAATTTATTCATTTTTAAAGTTTTAAATTATCGTAATCGTCTTGTAATAATCTTTTAAGTTTTTGCTTATTAGCTTTTAATGTGTGGAATATAGAAACAAAACTAATACCTGTTTCTTTTGCTAATTTTCTTATTGAGGTTTTATTATCCCTATATAAAGTAAATAGCTTTTTGTCGTACCATTCCCAAGAATTAACTTCTTGTTCTGCTTTTATCCTAAATTCATTCCATTCGTTTTCTTTCTCTTCTGAATAGTCATCAATCAAATTGTAAATTTCATCATTCAATTCACATTTGTCAATACGTTTTCTAATATTGTAAAGTTGAAAGTGTATGTTTCTTATTATTATAAATACATAACCACGATTGATTTTACCATTGGTAAACATTTGTTGTTCAGTTACGTTGTACTTATGCAATAAAAGGTACATTTCCTGAACGATATCCTCTGCCCAATCTTTATCAAAAACTGCAGCAAGTTCTACCCAATCGTTATGATACTTTGCAACCTGATTTAAGATATTCATTACCAATAAATATTAATTGATAAAACTCCAAGCAAAACCTGAATAGTATAATATTTTTCTTCATCTTCTTCAAAACAATCATAAAGAGCACCAATCATAAAACCCTGAATAGATGCTATCTGAATATCTTTACCTGTTTGGTGTGCCCAAATAAGTAAAAAAACTATTAACGCAAGTATTATATAAATCATAATTTTTAATTTATTATTTTGTTTCCTTTTTTAAAATTATCTTCCGCCCACAATGGTTGAAAATTTGTATAGTGATTTAGTCTTATTATTTCTTCTTCAGTATTTGCAATTGATATTGGTATTATGTGGTCTAAATGCCATTTTCCATAATTATTAAAACACATATCTTTAACAAACTTATTTTCAATATAACTTCTAAATTCTTCAATTGTGCAACCTAAAATTTGTTCCGTCTTTGCATTTTTACCAAACTCATTTTTTCCTCTTTTAAAAGAACTTGAAATTAAACTTCTAACATTACTTTTAAATTTAAATATAGGGTCTTTTTTCTTTTTTTTACTTTGATAAAATTTATGATATTCTTTTAAATTATATTGATTTTTTTTACGATATTCTTTTATTTTTTCTTTATTAATTTTATAATATTCTTTATGATAATATTTTTTTTCTTGATATGTTATTTTTCTTAATATAGAAATATTTTCTTTATTGTTTTGTCTATATTCTTTTCTTTGTTCAAGAATTTTTTGTCTATTTAAATCATAATATTCTTTTGCACAAGATTTACATTTATTACTATAATTATCTTTTTTAGTTTTGTCTTTTACAAAATTATCAAAAGTTTTATCTTTTCCACATTTAGTACATACTTTCATACTAATATAATCGAGCAGTTATCTTTGCTACCTTTTGTTCTACTGCAGGTTTTAAGCTAATTCTAATATCTACATCAGTTAATTCAGTATCTTGCTTTAAAATTGATTTATACGCTTCTTCAATACTTTGCCAATCTAATACTGAATCAATTTTCAATAGTTGTTCAATCATATCTATTTTAAACATCACATCTTTAAAGTAAGCTAACAACTCAGAATTATCAGAATTGTAAACTAACATCCTTGAAGTAGATACTTTTAATTCCTGTAAATGATTTTTAATTGTCAAGTTTTCCATTGTTCAAATTTATTAATAAGTTATTAACATTTTTTAATATAGCTAAAAATATGTTCTATTATAGGTAAAGTCCAACCATCGCCAAGTAAACTACCTGCTTTTTCAGTTGAAAGTATATCGCAATAATTATCAGGAAAACCTTGCAATCTACACATTTCAGTTTTATTAAACGCTCTTAATAAATCACTTTCTTTAACTACAGTATATGAACCAAATTCAACCCTTTCTTTTAAGTGTCTTTGTATAGCATCGTGGCTTTTAGGAATTGCACCAATATATCTTTCAATTAAACATCTGCTTTTATTTCTGTCTACTTCTCCACTTGTAATAATGTTTTTTAAAAGTATTTCTTTATCTTTTGGTAATGGTATATCAGTTATAACATCTCCAAACATTCCATCTTCTTTTGTTCTTATATTACTCCAATAGTATCTATCCCTTAATTGAGCAGTTACTAAACTTGAATTAATTCTAACAGGGTACACACCTAAAGCTCTTGACATAACTCCTATATCTAATTTTGATGCACTACCTACATTTTCCTGAAGAAATAGTACATTTGGATTTAAAGACTTTATATGTTCTAATATTTCTACAAATACAAAAAACAAACTTGACTTTTTACCATTAATTCCTGCTCTTTTACCTGATGCACTTAAATCTTGACAGGGTGAACCACTTAATACTAAATCAATGCTTTTCCAATCAATATCCCATTCTTTCCATTTGGTAACATCACCAACTTGTATAGTATCAGGAAAATGATATTGTGTTAATTCAATAGCGTATGGTTTAATTTCGCTTGAATAATATTTATCTACTTTTATGCCTACGTTTTCTAACGCTTGGCGACCTGTATTCATTCCATTAAATAAACTTAGTACTATCATATTTTTATATCTTTTAGTATATCGTATAAATCACCTTCAACTTGTGGAAACCCAAAATTGTTAACTTTAAAGTTAAAATCTTCAAAACTTGCGTTTCTACTTCGTTTGCAACTTACTTTAACCAAATCTTTATTAACTGTGTTTAGTTCTAATTGTATTTGTGTTTCTGCTTTCTTTTCCAAGAACGAACCTAAATGTCCTGTTGGTTTGTCAGTTCCAAAGTTTGAGTGAATTACTGTAACTATATGGCAATTTAATTCTTTAGTCCAAGTCATAAGTTTTTGAACAACGTAATTACTTTCTTCAATGTTATTAACATCTGAACATAAATCAGCAATTCCATCTATTATTATTAAACCGATGTTTTCTTTTTCAAGTTTGTCATATAAATACCACTCTATAAAGTCAACTCTATCTTTATAACTTAATTGTCTTAACGCAAATGTATGGTAACTTGCTAAATCATTTGTAGCTGCCATTTCAATTGGTCTTCTAAAGCATCTATAAGCGTCGAAATTCGATTGCTCTGTGTCGAAGTGTATTATATGCTTTCCGTTTCTATGTCCTTTTAAATCGCCTGTAAATCCGTTTATTTCAGTTGCTAAATATGCTGCACTTAATAAAGACACAAAGAAACTCTTTTTACTCTTTGGTGGTGCTTGTACGAAAGAAAAGTTACCATAAGTTCCAATAGGAATTGGATAATCTACAACTCCATCTTTTGATTCATAAGTTTTAGTTCCACAACTAATCGCAGGAATTGGTGGCTCTTGTTTTATTAATGGATTTATAATACATTCATCGTATAAAAATTCCATTGTAATTTTATGCGTGTCTTCATCTACTTCTTTCATATTATTTTGTCTGATTTTCTAAAATTGTCTGCTGCCCATAATGGTTGTAAATTCGTGTAGTGAAATAAATTACACATTTCTTGCTCGGTTTTTGCTGATGCTAATGGTATAATATGGTCAATATGCCATTTTCCGTAATTATCCCAATTCATACCTACAGTAAATTTACTTTCCAAATGTATTTTTGCTTCTTCAAAAGTACAACCTAATAAATCTTTAGTTGTATTATTCTTTTGCCAATATTTTGATTTAAAAGCACTATTGGTTCTATGTCTTAAATTTTGTTTTAATCTAAATAAAGAATCGGTAGTTCTTTTTTTAACTTCCCAATCTTTTTTTATTTTAGAAATATGCTCTTTATTATCCTGTCTATATTTTTTAAAATACAATCTTTGGTGTTTAGCATTTTCTTTGTTATATTCTTTTATGCAAATTTTGCATTCAGGTTTTACGCCAAATTTACCTTTTTTTTGTTTATAAAATTCAGTTAGCTCTTTTTCTTCTTTACATTTTTTACATACTTTCATATAACGATTTTAAAAAGGGTAGCTTTTACACTACCCAATTAATTTAAAATGGTAAATCCACTTCTACTGCTGCAGCTTGTTGAGGTTGTCCTTCTTTTTTAACCGCTTTAATGTTTCCATCAGTCCATACAACTGTTCCGTTTCCTAAATAGTTTTTAGCTTTTTTAGCATCACGTTCTTCTTTAGTTTGTGAATCTGTTAAAGATACA